ATATTTTGATTAATCATTACCATAAGAAATTATCAACATTAGTTAATCAAAATATATTATTAGAAGCAAAAATGGAATCTATGACAAAAGATTACATGGATTTGAAGCAAAAATTTGATGCATTACAAAGTCCTAAAAGAGGAATTAAAAAATGAGTAAACCAGCCAGTAGACAAGGATTAATTGATTACTGCCTAAGAAAATTGGGTTATCCTGTGCTGGAAATTAATGTAGACGATGATCAAATTGATGATTTGATTGATGATGCACTTCAATATTTTCAAGATCGCCATTTTGATGGTGTGGAGAGAATGTTATTAAAACATAAAATTACGAAAGAAGAAAAAGAAACATTAAGAACTGGAATTACAACAACTACAGCAAATTCAACTGTTGGTATAACTACAACAACATTTGAAGAAACTCAAAACTTTATACAATTACCAGATCATGTATTAGGAGTAGAAAGAGTCCTTAAAATGGACAATAACACTATATCCAGTGGTTTATTTAATATTAAATATCAAATATTTTTAAATGATTTATATTATTATGGTGCACTTGATCTTTTAAATTACACAATGACCAAAAGATATTTGGAAGATTTGAGTCGTATTATTACACCAGATACTCAGATAAGATTTAATAAAAAACAAGGAAGGTTATATTTAGATATTGATTTTGCAGGAATGTCTGATGATACATTTATAATTATTGACGGATATCGTCTTTTGAATCCAGATGATGTCACTAAAGTTTATAATGATTTTTGGTTGAAGAAATATGCAACATCTTTAATTAAGAAGCAATGGGGGATGAATTTAATTAAATTCCAAGGTGTAATGTTACCAGGTGGAGTTCAGTTGAATGGAAGACAAATATATGAAGATGCAATTCGGGAATTAGAAGAATTAGAAAATACACTCAAGACAGAATACGAATTACCACCACTTGACTTCATAGGATAATGTTATGCCACTTTCTCCGTATTTTTTACAAGGGTCATCAAGTGAACAGAGATTAGTTCAAGATCTTATAAATGAGCAGTTGAAAATTTATGGGCAAGATATAGTTTATCTTCCTCGTAAAATTATAAACAAAAAAACAATTATGAAAGAGGTTGTGGCCTCTACTTTTGATGATGCTTATCGTATGGAAGCATACCTTTTAAATTATCAAGGATTTGAGGGTAATGGAGATATATTACAAAAATTTGGAGTTCAAACCACAGATGCAGTAACATTTGTAATATCAAAAGAAAGATATGAAGATTTTATTAGTCCATTTTTAACTGGAGACAGTCAGATAGAATTAGCAACAAGACCAGAAGAAGGAGACTTAATTTATTTTCCTCTTGATAATACTATGTTTGAAATAAAGTATGTGGAGGGTAAGAAACCATTTTACCAATTAAATAATCTCTATGTTTATACTTTAAGTTGTGAGGTGATGGATTATGCTCTTGATGAGGATATTGACACTGGTGTTGAAGAAGTAGATAGAGCTGCAGTTGAATTTGGATTCACAACAAGATTAAGCATGGTTGGTATTGCTGCATCAACAGCATCTGCAACAGTACAATTATCGAAAGATGCAGGAAATACAAATATCGGTAAAGGTGTTGCGTTTATTGACCTTATTAATGATGGAACAGGATATACACTTCCACCACTAATTGGTATATCATCAGCACCAAGTGATGGCATCAATGCAACTGCTGTTGCGATTATGACAAGTCGAATTGGTCAGAGTGGGCAATCTATAGGACGTATTGAGTTAACTAATCCTGGTTTTGGGTATACAAATCCACCAACAATCACAATTCGAAGTCAAAATGCATTTGGAACTGGTGCTGCTGCAACTGCAGTTATAGCAAATGGAACACTATCGATACCAACCATTAATGACTCAGGAGCAAGTTATGGTTCGGTTCCCACGATAACTTTCAATCCTGTTGGTTTGGATACAAACATTGGGGTTGGGTCAACCGCACAAGCAATAGCAATAATCAATACACTTGGTGAACTTGCTTCAATTAGGTACACATTTGCAGGTATTGGATACACAGCAACGCCAATGGTCACTATTGATCCACCAGTAAAAGCAGGTATTTCTAGTGGTAATTATCTATTTAAGGAATCTGTTAGAGGAGTTTCAACAGGAACAACAGCAACTGTTTCTGACTGGGATGCAGACGATAGAATACTTAAAGTTACAAATATTAATGGAGTTGGATTTGCTGTTGGTGAATCAGTCGTTGGTATTGGAACTACTTTATTAGGATCTGATGCAGAATATGTTGTTAGAAGTGTTTCTGATCAAGATGAGTATGATTTATACAATGAAAATATCGCAGTAGAATCTGAAGCGGACTCAATTATTGACTTTTCTGAAGACAATCCGTTTGGTGATTTCTAAATAGTTGGGATAAGTCCTGTTTAAGATATGTTAGGAACCTATTATTACCATGAAATAATCAGAAGGACTATTATAGCCTTTGGTACTCTTTTTAATGAAATTGACATTAAACACCAAACTTCTTCAGGTGGAACATTTTCAACTGTAAGAGTTCCAATTGCTTATGGCCCAACAGAAAAGTTTTTAGCAAGATTAGAACAAAAACCAGATTTAAGAAAGAGAGTTGCAATAACTTTACCTCGTTTAGCATTTGAAATGGATGGGATATCTTACGATCCAGCAAGAAAAGTTTCAACCATGCAAACTTTTAAAGCATTTACAAGAGATGGTTCAAAGGGTGCAAGAAAAGTATTCATGCCAGTGCCTTACAACTTAAGTTTTAAATTGTATGCAATGACTCAATACAACGAAGATTCTCTACAAATTATTGAACAAATATTACCTTTCTTTCAACCATCATTTAATTTGACTGTTGATTTAGTCAAAGCAATTGGAGAAAAAAGAGATATACCAATGATATTAGAAAGTGTAACATTTGATGATAATTATGATAGTGGGTATGATCAAAAAAGAGTTATAACACATACTTTAGCATTTACTGCAAAAACTTACTTATTTGGCCCAGTATCAGATTCTGGTTCAGGTCTTATTAAAAAGGTTAATGTTGATTACAATACTAGCACTAATACTAAAACTGCATCAAGATCTAAGAGATATGTTGCAACACCAAGAGCACTTAAAGATTATAATGATGATGGAGTAACATCACTTGCTGAAGATATAACAAGAACACAGAAGAGATTCTTAGTTCAAGATACATCAAGTTTAGTTGTAGATACTTATATTGCAATCGGTAGTGAACTTATGTTTATTAAAGAAATTGATGGTAATCATATCACAGTAAAACGTGGTGAAGATGGAACAACTATAGATACTCATATAAACGGTGATACAATTGACGCAGTTAATGCTCAAGATGATGCACTTGTTGAAGTTGGTGATGACTTTGGATTTAGTGAACAGAGGTTTGATTTACCTGACTTTAGAACATTCAGTCCTACAAAAGGAGTTGACGTATGAGTAAGTTTGATGAAATAGATGAATTTTTGGATATAGAACCAGTTGATAATCCAAAAGAAAATAAAATTGAAAAAGTAGAAAAAAAGGAAGATTCTACTCTTGACTATGAGTATTCAAGAGGTAATTTATATTCTTTAATTGAGAAGGGACAGGAAGCACTTAACGGAATTCTCGAAGTGGCACAAGGAAGTGACCATCCGAGAGCATATGAAGTTGCAGGACAATTAATTAAAAGTGTTGGAGATACGACTGATAAGTTAATTGATCTTCAATCTAAAATGAAAGAGTTGAACAAGGAAGAAAAGGATTCACCAAAAACAGTCAATAATGCATTATTTGTAGGGTCTACTTCTGAACTCTCTAAGTTATTGAAAAACGGAGTTCTAAATAATAAGGTAGAAAACGAAGAAGAATGAAGACTTTCAAAGAATTTATACAAGAAAGCAGTCTTTCAAGAATCAAAAGTAAGGCAGATAAAGGTGGTATAGCAACCCTCTCTGCTGATCGTGGTGGGTTATCAAGAAAGGAAAATCAAAAAAGATCACAACAGTTACAAAAAGATATTCGTGGTAAATTTGGTAGAGGGCCTACTAAATTAAAAGGGTCATATGATGAGAAAGATGAAAAGACAGGGGAAAGCAGAAAAGTAAAGGAGAAAAGTTTTGCCATAGATCGTGGTAAGATGGGTAAAAGAAAGTTTAAGAAAGAAATTAAAAAATTAGGTAAAAAATATGGTCAAGATTCAGTATTGACACAAACAAAAAAAACTGCTACGTTACATGCAACAAGAAAAGGTGGTCTTGGCCCCAAAACAAAAGGAGTAAATTTGGGTAGGTTTAAACCACAAGGTAAAAATCCAGAAGGACAATCACAAATCAAAGGTAAAACATTCACTTACGAATCATATCTTCGTGTTCAAGAGAGAGGTAAAACATATACAATAGTCCTTAACTGGAAAGGAAAATTAATTAATACTCAAATGTTTATCGCATCATTTAAGAGACCAACTAAAGCAGAAATGACTGCAGAGGTGCAAAAAGTATATCCAACAGCAGTAGTAATGTACTTTAGTCCATCAATGGTAGATCCAACAAAACCGATGTTATTTGCTGGACAAGAAACGTAAGTTGTTATGAGTGAAATTTATCTTGGTAATCCTAATCTAAAAAAAGCAAATACAAAGATTCAATTTTCTGCAGATCAGATTGAAGAATTTTTAAGGTGTAAAAATGATCCTCTATATTTTACACAGAAGTATGTAAAGATCGTCAGTCTTGATGAGGGACTTGTACCATTTAAACCTTACAAATTTCAAGAAAAATTAATTAAAAGATTTCATAAGAATCGTTTTAATATCTGTAAAATGCCTCGTCAGACTGGTAAGTCAACGACTGTGGTGTCTTATTTGCTTCATTATGCTGTCTTCAATGATAGTGTAAATATTGGTATACTGGCAAACAAAGCTGCAACTGCAAGAGAATTATTAGGAAGATTACAGACTGCATATGAAAATCTTCCAAAGTGGATGCAACAAGGTGTGTTGGTATGGAACCGTGGATCACTGGAGTTAGAAAATGGATCAAAAATACTGGCAGCATCTACCTCTGCATCTGCAGTTAGAGGTATGTCTTTCAACATTCTTTTTCTGGATGAATTTGCCTTTGTTCCTAATCATATTGCTGACTCGTTCTTTGC